GGGTTAACTTGAGCTTGCGTAAGATTACGCGCGGTGGTGGAGATACCACTGGAACCACACCGACTCCAGTTGAGGGTGAGGCGTTGACGATTCGTGCGCCACAGCAGTTTTTTGAGGGCGGTGGGGTTTATGGCCCTGACTCTGAGGATGATGACTATGATCGTTATTATCGCAAGAGCGGTGATCAGGGCTACATTGTGACTGACTATGGCCCCGGGTATTCTGAGTACCAAATAGGATTTGGAGAAGACCCTGCAAGCACAATGAGTCAGCTTGATAATCAGCAGGATTATCAGGATTATATAGAGGGTTATAATATTGGTGGCAGTTCTAGTGGATTTGGCACACTAGATGACGCGTCTGGCTTTTTGGGTAGAAGTTTTGGTGGAAACCAAGAGCAAGACGGTCAAGACAGTCAAGTGAGCTTCATGAGCGAATTAATTAGTTCTCAATATGAAGAGCCTGAGACTGTTGTTGTTGAAGAGCCTGAGCCTGTAATTGAGCCTATGATCATTCGAAAGCCTATGCAGTTTGCTCAGGGTGGTATGGTAACGCCGAACATTGATAGGTTCTTGCAGTCTTTAGGGGCTTGATATGAATGACCTTAGCGACTTTACGAAGTTCTTAACTGACGAAGAGTTAGCTAAGGTCGCTCCTATGTTGGAGCGTTTAAAGACGCTTGATGACAGGAGTGACAAGCAAGACAGCTTTATGAACTTTGTGAAGCATGTTTGGCCTCAGTTTATTGAGGGCAGGCATCACAAGATATACGCTGAAAAGCTGCAAGCTGTTGCGGATGGTAAGATCAAGCGATTGATTGTGAACATGCCGCCTCGACATACGAAGTCAGAGTTTGCGAGTTATTTGTTTCCGACTTGGCTGATGGGCAGACGCCCTGATTTAAAGATTATTCAGGCGACTCACACGGCTGAGTTGGCTGTTGGTTTTGGTCGTAAAGTTAAGAACTTAATTGATAGTGAGGAGTTTCGAGATGTCTTCCCTAATGTTAACCTTGCGTCAGACGCTAAAGCGAGTGGTCGATGGAGTACGAACGGTGGCGGCGAGTATTATGCGGTGGGTGTCGGTGGTGCTCTCGCGGGGCGCGGCGCTGACCTTGCGATTATCGACGATCCTGTCTCCGAACAAGACGCGCTGAGTGTTACGGCGTTAGATAACATTTACGAATGGTACACTTCTGGTCCACGACAGCGTTTGCAGCCCGGGGGTTCGATCATCATTGTGATGACGCGTTGGTCTATTCGTGATCTGACTGCGAAGGTTTTGGCAAAACAGAGCGAGAAGGGTGCGGATAAGTGGGATATTGTTGAGTTTCCTGCGATTATGCCGTCTGGTGATCCTTTGTGGCCTGAGTTCTGGAGTTTGGATGAACTTGAGGGCGTTAAGGCGTCTATTCCTGTTGGCAAGTGGAACGCGCAGTATATGCAGAATCCCACTGCTGAAGAGGGTGCGATTATTAAGCGTGAGTGGTGGAATATCTGGGAAAAGGACGATCCACCCCCTTGTAGTTATATTATTCAGAGTTATGACACGGCGTTTAGTAAATCAGATAGGGCGGACTACAGTGCGATTACGACTTGGGGAATATTCCATCATGACGAAACGAGGGAAGATCACATTGTCTTATTGGATGCGGTACGAGGCCGTTGGGAATTTCCTGAACTAAAGGCTCAGGCGAACGAGTTGTATGACTTGTATGAGCCTGACATGGTGCTTGTTGAACAGAAGGCGAGTGGTATGCCGTTGACACAGGAGTTGAGGCGTATGGGTATTCCTGTGACGCCGTTTACGCCGTGCCGTGGTGCTCACAAGTTTACGAGAATGCATGCCTGTGCACCAGTGTTTGAAAGTGGTATGGTATGGGCACCTGATACGAATTACGCTGATGAGGTTATGGAAGAATGCGCAGCATTTCCTAATGGGGAACATGATGACTTGGCGGATTCGATGACTCAGGCTATACTACGTTTTAGACAAGGTGGGTTTATTACGACTCCCACTGACTATGATGATGAAGATGAACTGGCGTATGCCCGTCGCAGAAGAGAGTATTATTAGGAGGCTTTCACATGGCTATGAAAGGTAGAAATGCAATGGGGGGCCGTAACCCCGGACGCTCCAAGTCGATTGAAGATGCGTTGCGTCAAGTTCTTGCGGGTCGCGGAAGGGGATCATCCCCGCGTCCAAAGCTGCGTCCTCAAGCGCGACCTGATGCGACTTCTCCGCGTCCTAAATTGCGTCCTGAAACAATTGGCGGCATGGAAGGTGGTAGCACTCGCGGTGTTAGCCCAATGGACAATTACAGCAAAGAAGATTTGATGAGATTGCTTGGTTCTGTAGCGTCTGGTGGTGCTGGAGCGGCAGGTCGTGCAGCAATGACCGCAGGCCGTGCGGCTACTGGATTTAAAACAGGCGGTGCAGTTCGCAAGAAGAAGCCCAAGAATGGTTGCGTCATGAAGGGACGCGGCGGTAGCTACAAAGGACAGAAATGATGCCTAACACACCAAAGAAATACAAAGGATTTTCTAAGCTGCCTGAAGCAGTGCAACAGAAAATGGACCCTGAAGCTGCCATGAAATACATGGAAGGTGGTGCGGTTAAAAAATACATGGGCGGCGGCAAGGTTCGCGGCTACAAAGATGGCGGTGGTGTTTGCCGTGGCGGTGGCGCAGCCGTATCAGGTACAAAGTTTTCTGGAGTTAAGTAATGGCTAAAATCATCATCAATATCGACATGGATGAGCTTACATCTGGCATCAACCAAGTTGTTGATGATGATATGTACGAAACCGAAGAAGAGTTTGTTTGTCCCTTATCTACTCAAGACTCAGAAAAGAACGCAGAGAACCGTGAGCATGCGATTCAAGAATATGCTTACGGTCACTCTGTAAAGAACTGGGAAAAGAAGAAGCAGATTTGTGGAAACTGCGAATATTATAGCATTCGTTCCAACATGCTTGACTGCATTGAGAATGGCATTGGAATGGACGAGGGCGACGAGGTTGGGTATTGCACAAAGCTAGACTTTACTTGTGCAGCAGAAAACACCTGTAACGCATGGGAAAAAGGCGGTCCTATGACTGACTTTGATGACGTTGACGATCTTGAGCCAATTGAAGGTAACGAGAAGGACATTTTCTAATGGCTGTTGAACGTGGACTAGGTGCTGGTGGTCCAGCGGACGTACCGATGATTCCTGACGAGGGAATGATTGAAAATGTCATAGAAATGCCTGCACAGCCCGGGATTACAGAGTTTGATGACGGCAGTGCCGTTGTTGGTGATTACGAAGATGAAATGGAGCCAAGGCCAGAGGTTCCGTTTGATGGCAACCTAGCGGATGTTATTGATGAGGCAGAGCTAGGCCGCATTTCATCTGACCTAGTTGGTTCGATTGAGGACGATCTGTCCTCTCGTGAAGACTGGGAAGACACGTACAAGAAGGGACTTGAGTTCCTTGGCATGAAGACTGAAGAGCGCAGCGAGCCGTTCGAGGGGTCTTCAGGCGTTATTCACCCATTGTTGGCTGAGTCTGTAACGCAGTTCCAAGCGCAAGCATATCGTGAGTTGCTGCCTGCCACTGGACCTGTTCGTACATCTGTTATTGGTGCGCAGAATGAAATGCTTGTAAAGCAGTCTGAGCGCGTCAAAGACTACATGAACTACATGATTACCTATGAGATGGAAGAGTATGATCCTGAGCTAGATCAGATGCTATTCTACCTTCCTGTCATTGGGTCTACATTCAAGAAGGTTTACTTCGATCCGCTGAAGGGTCGTGCCGTTAGTAAGTTTATCCACGCTGAGGATTTGGTTGTGCCATATGGCGCGACTGACTTGGCGTCTTCACCTCGCATTACGCACCGCATTTCCATGGATTCTAACGAAATCCGTAAGATGCAGCTTGTGGGCTTTTATCGTGACATTGATCTACCGACAGGTGGGATGGGTGAAGACGATATGGCTGATGAGGTTGAGGAATCTATTGATGATATTCAGGGTGTACACCCAAGTGGTCCGTCTGAAGAACTGACACTGTATGAAGTCCACACAAGCCTAGATATTGATGGCTTTGAAGATATGGGCATGGATGGAGAGCCGACAGGCTTGAAGCTGCCGTACATCATTACAATCGTTGCTGATACTGGTGATGTTTTGGCAATCCGTCGTAACTATGTAGAAGCTGACCCGATGAAACGCGCGAAGCAATATTTCGTGCACTACAAGTTCTTGCCGGGTCTTGGATTCTATGGCCTTGGCTTGACTCACATGATCGGTGGTTTGGCACAGGCATCTACGTCGATCCTGCGTCAGCTTATTGATGCGGGTACGCTTTCCAATCTACCAGCAGGCTTCAAGGCTCGCGGTGCTCGCATTAGGGACGAGGATGCTCCACTCCAGCCCGGTGAGTTCCGTGACATTGACGTTGTTGGGGGCACCCTGCAAGGCTCTCTGATGCCTCTCCCTTTCAAAGAGCCTTCAGGGACGCTTTACAACCTTTTGGGCACTCTAGTGGACGCAGGACGCCGCTTTGCGTCTATGGCTGACCTCAAGGTTGGTGAGATGGGCGGTGAAACGCCTGTTGGAACGACTATGGCGATTATGGAACGTGGCACGAAGGTGATGTCCGCGATCCACAAGCGTTTGCACTATTCGCAAAAGATTGAGTTCAAATTACTTGCGCGTATTTTCTCTGAAACTGTCCAGTCGTATCCATATGCGGCTGATATGATGATGGGGCCAGAAATATTCGTTCAAGACTTTGCTCCTCAGATTGACGTTTTACCTGTATCTGATCCTAATATCTTCTCTATGTCGCAGCGTATTGCTTTGGCGCAAACAGAGTTGCAGTTGGTTCAGTCCAATCCACAGATTCACGGTGGTCCACAGGGGTTGTATCAAGCGTATCGCAAGATGTATGAGGCACTGGGCGTTACAAACATTGATGCCATTCTGCCACCCCCACCACAACCGCAGCCTATGAATCCTGCGAAAGAAAACCAGATGGCATTGCAAGGGGCACCATTGCAGGCGTTCCCTGATCAAGATCATCAGGCGCACATTGAAACGCACATGGCGGTTATGTCTACTCCTGCAATGGAGCTTAACCCACAAGCGATTATTGCGCTGCAAGGCCATATTCAGGAGCATATTGGCATGATGGCTGAGTCTCAGGCGCAGCAAGAGATCATGTCACAGATTCCACCTGAGCAAATGCAAATGATGCAACAGCAGGCACAAATGATGCCACCACAGCCGGGGCAACCACCTGCTGATCCTATGATGCAGTTCAAGCCACAGATCGACGCTCGTGCGGCGGAACTCATTGCAGAGATGACAGAACAATTAGCGCAAGCGGTAGCACCGCCACCACAATCCGATCCACTCGTGGACATACGGAACCAAGAACTGCAACTTAAGGCAGCAGACATTCAGCGTAAGCAGCAAGAGTTTGAAGCCAAGCAGCAAATGGAAAGCGAGAAAGAACGTAACGATATTCTGATCGCACAACAGCGCATTGATGCTCAGGAAAAGGCGATTGATGAGCGTTCACGAGTAGCAGA